AATATTTTATGGACACCTGTTGTTCTGATTACTTTTGTACCTACCGTATAATTAGTAGCAGCATTCCAAGCAGCATAATCTGTTTCTGCTATATTACTAGAAACCAACATTGCGTCAGTGACGGTTACTGGTTTAATTACATTCATTGTCATATTGTACCTTAAATAGAATAATAAGTCAAGGGACCACCCTCAAATAAATGAAGGCGGTATTGATTTATATTATAATGCTGCAGCCTCACGAGTAGCAATTGCATCACCATCTGGCATAACACGATCTAATAATCTAGCAGTCTTGGCAGAATGAACTGCTGTTGATGCCGTATTACTTTCGATCATTATTAACCTTTCGCGCAACATCTTTACTTCAGCAACTAACTCAGAATTATCTGACTGCGTTACTGGAGAAGATAACCTCTGCATTAGTTCTCTGTTATCTGCCGCTGGTAGGATACGCTCACCCGCATGAACATCAGCAGTCATGTCGTAAGGTACTTCATTAATACCTACATCAAAACTAGGACGATTTGCCTGATTTGCCTGATATTCCGGTAGAGCAGCAATAGCAAACTCTTGACGCTCTGCAGCGTCAATAATACCATCTGCTAAGAACTTATTAGCCCAGTAAGCTAATCCTTCTTGATCACCTTGTCTACCTAGGTTAACTGAGTATAAGTCCTGAATAGTTCTAACGTCACTACCCATCCCTGGAGAGATAACTCCTGTTTCATTTAAGGGAACTTCCCCTCCATATACCGGAGTTATTGCATTGGCGGCATTGAACACACTCATAGCAGCCACTAATTGGTCTAGTACAGAAAGTAGCTCCATATTAACATCCTTAGTTAATAACTGTGCTTCTCTAAGTTCTTGTTGAGCAATAACATTAGCCGCTTCAGCTATTCTCCATTCAGCTAAATAATCAGTTGTGGCTAAAGATGTTTCGGCACCAGATATACTAGCAGCTTCACTCCATTTAACTAAATCGAATGTTGCTAATGCAAGTTCCTGTTGAGCAGCTATCATTGGATCAATGGCAGTTGCAATAGGTCCAGCTTGAGCGTCTGCTATTGTAGCTAAATCAGTTAAGCTATTTCCAATACTAGCACTAAACCTAGCAAAATCTTCGGCAGTTGAGAACTGATCCTTACCTGCAGTCATTAGTGACCTAGCTTTATCTGTTGCAGAACCAAATGCTTTTCTATCACCGCCTTTAGCTAGTAAGATTGTTTTATCAAACTCAGATTGTAATACAGCTAATTGTTGTAACTTAGAGTTAGTGCCAAGGTCGGAACTTCCAACTTCAGTTAAGAAATCTCTGATACCATTAGCAAATCCTCGCATTTCTTCTGCAGCTTCTCTGATGAGAGAATTTACAGCTTCTTGTGCTTGTGCTTGCCGTTGTACAGCATTGAGATAACCTGTTGTAATGTTCTGTTTAGCAGAGTTTACAGCAGCTTGCGTGTTCCTGGCATTTTCTTCTATTTGTCTAAACAAGCCCATTACAGACTGTCTAGCTTGTTCCAGATTACCAAGGTTAATCTTAAGATCAAGGGCTCTATTCAGAGTATCAATCTGAGTTTGAGTCCAACCTGCAGCTAGTTTAGCAGCATCAGCTAATGCTCTTTGAGCAGCAGCAATTTCTGCTGTAGTACCAGTAGCTTCCAACATTGCTTGGTTATAATCAAGAGTAGCTTGTATAGCTTTATCAATAACTGCTGCTTGTTCGCCTACTGAACCTCCCCCTCCAACAGAACCAGAACTACTTCCTGGCATTAATCCGTTCTCACCATAACCACTAGTGCCGTTATCTCTAGCTGTTATTAAAGCAAAGATTGCAGCTTGTTGTTGCATTAGAGCAGCAGCTTGGCCTTGTGTACCTGCGTTAGCATTTAACTGCATGTACAACTCACGTACAGAAGCTACAGTTGCGTTTGTAATTTGATCTTGTGTTAATGTTAGTCCAGCGTTAGCTAGAGCACCAACAACATTACCAATTTCAAACTGACGTACTTCTTGTGGTGTACCATAGTTCTGCAATGCATTCAACATATCAGCAGCAGCTTGTTGAGCGTTCTGTGATACTTGGTCAAATGCTGGTGCTAGTTCCATTAATGAAGCAATTAACCTTTGACCACTAGAAGTAGTACTATCAATACCATTAACAAGATTACGGAATCCAGCTTCAGACTTAGGTACTTCCATTCCTAACTTGGCAAATTGTTTAGATAAACCATCAGTTGCTCTTTGAGCTTTTTCTGCATCACTATACATAATATCATAGTAAGTAGAAACTGCAGAGTTCATCTTCTCAATACCGCCGAAAGCATCAACCATACTAGAAGCTACTTTAGCGCCTTCTATACCAATAGGAATTAATGATCCACCTAATATATCAAGTGATGAGTTAACAACAGAAAGATTAACAGCTAATCTCGCTAATGTGTCAGAGGATTTTTCTCCTTCTTTTGCAAGTCCAGAAATGTCACTGCTAAATATATCAGCCATTCCATTAGCAAGTTCAGTAAATGCTTCAGCGAGTTTCTTTTTAGCATCTTCAGCACTTAAACCTTCAACATTAACCCATATTTCATGTGTATAATCTTTAATTTTATCAGTAGATAATCCTAATGATGTAGCAAACGCAGCAGTCTGAGCTTGTATACCTGCGTACATTTTACTCATTTGAGAGGACATTGCTGAATCTGTTTCTGAATAATTAATTCCTGTAGAAGAAGCAGAACCTAATGAACCATCGTTGCGCCACTGTTGAAATCCTGCAGACTTAAAACCTTCGCTGTTGGCTCGTAGTCGAAATCCCTTAGCAACAGTATACTCTTCACCTCCACCAAATGCTTTGTCAACCCATCCTCCAAGGGCAGAGCCTATTGCACCCCCTATCGGACCAAGGAAGTATTGACCTACAGCAGTACCGATTGCTTTGCCCCATTGCCCCTTACTTGCATCGATTGCAGCCGAAAGGTAACTTAGACCCGCCCCGATACTACTAGCTGCATTTCCAATTGCAGACGAGTTACTGATTAAACTAGCGCCGAAATCTCCTAACATTTCACTCCCGGTGTCCATCAGCATGCTACCCATGTTGGTTATACCTGACGCTACACTACCACTGAAATCAGTAAATAATGAACCAATACTAGAAATACCCACCCCACCAGAACCCCCAGGAGTACCACTAGCCCCACTTGAATTGTTACCTCCAATTCCAAGTAGACTATTAATTCCAGAGTTAACCACAGCATTAATTGTTACATTAATCTTATCACGGAAGATACCAACGATATAATCCTTTAGTTTCTTAGTACCAGCTTGACCACCTTCGAATAAAGCAGTAGTGATAGCGTCGGATAATACTTTACCTACATTTAGAATCTTTTCAGTATATCTAACTTCAAAAGTATTGGCTGATCCTTGCATTGCAGAATCCACAGCTTTTAATTGTTGATCATTTACACCAGCTAAAGCATCTTCATATTCTTTTTCTAGTTTACCAATATCCGCACTAGGTAATGAGTATAACTTAGTGAAATCTTGCTTTAATTTAGTTCTGCGTTCATCGTATCTTAATCCAATTTCGGCTAACTGATTCTGTAACCTGTACTGTTCAGTTATTTCGAACTGCTGATCTTCTGTTTTACCTAGAAGTTCTAACTTCATTCTAGAAGATTCTATAGACTTATCTATGATAGATTGTTCTCTGTTCAAAAACGTAGAGTTACTGTCCTTAGCTTTACCTAAATCTTCTTCTACTTTTAGTTTTTCTTTTATTAACTTAGCAAGTTCTTTTTCATTATCGGCTATCTCCTTTTGACCTTTGATATAGAACGGTTGTTGTAGTATTAATTCTTCAACTGCTGCAACATATTCTTGTTCAGTTATTACACCTTCTTTACGTGCTGCCTGTAGTCTATTTAAATCATTATTATATGAATTAGTTAAACCTTTAGCTTTATTAAGAATGTCTATATAACTTTCGAGACCTTTCTGTCCTTCGGTTAGTTTGGGAGTTTTTTCTTTCTTTGGTTTATTGGCATCAGCTATAATTTTCTCTTGCTTCTTAATAGCCTCATCCATTATCTTTAAATCAGCCGCGTTAGATAAATTTCCTTCTGCTAGCAACTTTTTCTTTTTCTGAAGTAATTCAGTTAATTCATTCTGAGCTTTAATCTCAGATGACATATTCTTTTCACGTAAAGAATTTATATATTCTTGAGCTTTTGCATTTTGAACATTAGTTTCTTTACTTATTTCTTCAGCATCATTCTTTTCTTGTTGAAGTTTAATGAACTTACTTAAGGATAGTCTTTCAGCTTCTAGATTCTTGAGTAAAGAATCATCACTTTTAAAGAAACTCAATCCAAGTTTATCAACTGATGACATATTGGCTTTTGTTTCACTAATTTTCTCATCCAACTTCTTCATTTGATCAGCAGCAGCATCTAACGGATTAGCTGCAATAGCTACTGCCTTAAATGCTTTAGAAAAGAACTGGGAAATAGCATCACCAGCTTTAATAATGAATATACTGAATTCACTATAATTAGACTTCATACTAGCAATTTGCTGTTCAGTAACATTTGCATATTCTTTCATTGCAATAGCTGCCGCTTCACTTGATTTACCTTGTCTATCAAATTCAGTAACCAATCTTAGTACTTCTGGTGAAACTAATCCAGTAGCTTTTGCAATAGCAATAAGCGCGTCTACTGGTTTTTTCTCTAGTTCACTAAACTGTTTAACAGTGTCTGCAATAGGAACCTTCGCCCACTTTTCCATGTCAGCAGCAGCTTTCCCTATCATTAGAATACTATCACTAGTGATGTTACCTGCTTTAGACATTTCAATAATTGCAGTGGTAGCATCCCCTGTTGTTACACCCATGTCGCCTAATGTTTTAACATATGATAAAGCAGTTGTTTGTGAAATACTTAATGCACCACCAGTTAACGCTAGTGATTTAGCTAGTTCGTCATTTTCTTTAATTACCTTGTAGTACCCAATAGCAAGTCCAGCTAACCCTATAATAAGACCTGCAATACTTACTGCCGCAAAAGCAGTAACAGCAGTTCCAAGTACTTCGAAAGCTTTTAACATTGCACCACTATATGCAACACCTTCATTTCTTGCAAGTGTTAATTTATATCTAATAATTTCAAGGGCGTTACCTAATCCTGTGAAATTATTTACAGCATTAATTGCAGCTTTACCTGTGTCTACGAACGCACCAACCACGAATGATCCAAGTGCCATTACAACGTCTTTACTACCTACGACAATCTGCGAAAAAGCCATAGATAAAGCCTTCTGCATTTCATTACCAGAAGCCCCAACCTGATTTAGTACGCCACGTAACTGATCACCCTGTTGTATCAATACCAGTAAAGGATTCTGTCCACCAGCTAGTGAGATACCAATGTCCCCTAATTGAACGCTTGTAGCTCTCGCTAGGTACTTCAGTTCATCTTCTCGTTTGTTCTTAGAGATGTTCTGGTTAGTACTGTTGATTGTTTTTAGACGATCTTCGTAAGTCTTAAGCATACCAGCAGCAGTTACTGCATCTACACCAGATAACTTTAATTGTTCTCTGAATTTCATTAAACGATTACTTGAGGTAACGTTTAGATTAGAATTGAAACCAGTTAATACATTATCTACACGTTCCATTTCACGGGAAAGGAAACCACTAGCTTTTGCTGCATCTTGGGCTGATTTTTCTAGAGCGTTTGCTTCCGATTTAGCAGCAATTTCACTAGCGCGAGTACGAGCGATTAACTCGTTCTTTTCTTTTGCTAGTTTAATTGTTTGTGCTTCCAAACCACCTAATGCTTGTATCGTTTGTTGTGCAGATAAACCTTCAGATTTAAACTGTTGAGTTAGTCTTTCACTATCACGTACTAGATTAACAATCTCATCACGAGTAAGTGCAACACCACGTTGCATTAGGTCGTTAACTTTCTTTAATTCAAAGATTTCCTTGGATAATTTGCCAAGACCAGCAGCACTATTATCAAATGTGTTACTACTCGTGATCTTATTAAAGTCTTCGAAAGAGCCTGATAATGTTTTTAACTGCTCATTCGTAGCACCTAATAATTTAAGGTTGGCTAATTGACCTGACTGTCCTTTAGTAAAACTTGAACCTAGAGTTAAAACTTGATCATTAAGATCAATAGCTTCACCACGAAAAATCTTCATTGCTAGTGTTTGTTTTTCGACAGCACGAGTAGCAGCATCTGTTGAGGATACTGTTGAAGTTTTAGCTTTGGATAGTTGTTGTTCTGCTTCTGCAGCATCTTCTGCTGCTTTAGCTATTGTTTTTTGGGATTTAGCTGCGTTAAGTGAGGCTTTATCCAGCTTACTTAAGTCAAGGGAAAGCGCAGATATGGCTGTACCTAAAGATTCAATCTTTTTAGCTGCAGTATCTAACTCGCTTGTATCCGCAGAAAATTGTATTGCGTCCAGTGAAATCATGTTTTGTCCTTGTTATTCTTTATCAAATTCTTTTAACCACGTTAATGCAGATTGCTAGAGGAAACACCGTTCAATTAAGCTCATGACTTCTTAATCTAGCCTCCGTTTGTTTCTTTAAATAAACTTTTACGATTCACTTAAAGAAACAGCCTCCGAAGAGGCTGAGGTTGAGGTTATTTATTATTGGTTTTATTCTTTTCTTCTTGTTCTCTTGCTGAACTCAGAGCAATAGAATCAAACATTTTTACTATGTCTATTTCCCATTTCTCTGGTTCAATTCCTATTAGACTAAAATAACTCACCATTTCAGTATATGTAATCGGGGATGCACCGAAACCTGAAGATCGTGATTTATTAAGAGCTGTGAACCATTCCCAATATTCACTCATTGATTCTGGTAATTCAACCTGTTCAATTAGTTCTTTTGGTTTCTTCTTAGTTAGTCTCTCAACCGCTTCTAAGTGTTCACGCAAAGTCTTACCGTCTTTTTGGATAGCAGATAAGTTGAATTCTTGTTCTGCATAAGCCTTTGCTTGAACCACATCCTCTTTATTGAAAATTCAGTAGTTGATCGGACTCATCCATAATTTGGGTGCGAATCCAGGAATGTTCACGTAGAACACGTTCAGCGTTTTCCTTGGTGAAAGGAATCTCTACTTTTTCTTCACCTAAACCACGCCATGAAATGACCCGAGTAATACAAGATTCAATTGCCATATCTTCAGCGTCTTCTAGAGACATTTCTTCATCACGACCTTTACGTTTAGCCATGACTTCCCGCTGCTTATATTCTGTATACTTCTTACGAGCATACGCACGAGCAACCTTGGATTCAGAGCCGCGCACTTTAATGAATGCACCAGTACGTTCGCCAGAACCGGGATAAGTTAGTTCAAACTCATGACCAGCTTCAGAGATTTCAGATAGATTTTTTACTTTTAGATCAAGCATTGTATTTCCTTTCGTTCATCCAATAGTATTCCTTTATGGTTTATTTGGATTGGTTAATTAATCGATTAATATGTAGTGATTTAGTCAGAACATAATTCAATTATAACATGCAAGTATAAAATAATCAAGTTAAATCGTGCTACAATAGTCGGTTAATTCAGAAGGAGGTGAGTTTTGGATAAATTATTTAAAAGACAAAATGTGGAATTCGTGAAGCAATTTATAGATGAGCCAGAAGGTTTCTACATTTACGTGCATAAGAGGGCTACAGATGGGAAGGTTTTCTATGTAGGAAAAGGTAAAAATAAACGTTATTGTAGATTTGACAATAGGTCCAAGTTGTGGTTAAATATTGTAAACAAACATGGTTTAATTATTGATATTGTTAAAGATAAATTACAAGAATGGTATGCATTTGAGCTTGAATACGAACTTATAGCCTTACATGGACGCAGAGATGTCGATAAAGGTTTCTTAGTTAATCACACAGATGGAGGGGAGGGAATGTCAGGTCATGTAGTTACTGAAGATCAGAAAGCTAAAATGAGAGGAAGAACCAAAGAATTATCAGCTTTATATGATAATAATTTATATACATTAAATAATTATAGAACAGGTGAAACTGTAGAAATGACAAAAACAGATATGTATAACACATTTGGTATAACCTATGCAGGATTACTCAGAAAAAGTAGGGGAGTAGCATCAACTTACAAGGGTTGGTATATACCGGGAGAGATTACTCGGGCAGAGATTGATGCAAGATTAAATGAATTTAAAGCGGAGTATTGTGTTAACACAGATAATACTGTTTATAAATTAATAAATATTGATTCTTTAGAAGAATTTACAGGTACTAGACTGAATTTCTTAAGAGTTAAAGGATTTAAATTAGATCCATTATTACACGGCAGTTGTCTAGTGCGTAAAAGATGGACTACTGTTAACATTTTTAAGGAGAACGGTTTATCGAAACTAAGAAACATTGGTAAAGGTATAACCAACGGTAGGACTGATAAAACTGTTTATACTTTTGTGAATTTAATATCCGATGAATTATTTGTAGGCACTCGAATTGATTTTGAAAATGAAATGCAGATTAAAATAGGGCCTTTATTTCATGTAAAGAAAAATAAAACAGAACCATCATTGACACAAAAACATTGGTGTCTGTTAGATAACAAAGAATTAGTACTTGAAAGACAATCTGGTTTTTATAGTAAACATACATTCATGAATACAAAAACTGGAGATATATTTACTGGTTCAAGGATTGAATTTCAAATCAAATATAAGCTAAATATTAAAAACTTATTCGTAAATAATAGAACATCGCATCTTAACTGGATAATAGTTAAATAAAAGGAAAACCCCAAGAACCAATGAAGGAACTTGGGGTTTATTTAGAGTTTAACTATTAAACTACTGAAGTATCAACAACTTGTACAGTACTTGCTGGTAGACCAGTAGAAGTAACATCATTCAGAACAGCAGTAAATGCTGCAGTAGCTACTATACCCATTGCCGTATCGGCCTTGGAAAAACTAGACAATTTGGCTTTAGGGAAAACGAAGGTCATTACACCAGCGGTTTTTTCTTCACCAGTAGCTAGAGCTAGAACCAGAGTAGTATTTGTTTCGTTTTCGAATAGATCACGAGTAACACCATCTTCAAAGTAAAGAGAAATATTTCCAGTAGCAGTCAAAGTACCTGTGAAGATAGCTTCAGCACTTTCAGAACCGATACACTGAGAAGGTTCCATTTCACGAGCTACTGAGAAATCAAAGCTAGTAACGCAAGCTGTAGTGGTAGAACCGTTGATAACAACAGCACCATTAACAGCAGCTACAATACCTGTAGTACTTAGAGCAGTAGGTGATGTAAAGTACTGAGAAGTACCAGTTTGAGCTAGACCCTTACCCATTAGAGTGAAGTCAGTAGTAACTAGACCAGTAGCAGGAACAGAAACATTCCAAGTACCAACCTTAACACCAGTATGGACTTCAGACTGAGCGATATCAGCATAGAATTCTTCTACAGTAAAACTTTGATCTGTATGAGCAGTTAAAGGAATAACTGATTCTTTACCGATAGATGCAACTGCTACAGTAGCGATTGGGCCTTCAGGAACCAGAACAGTAGCACTTAATAGTCGTACAACCATTGTTAGAGCAGCAACACTAACTACTAGTAAGTTGTTACCTGCATTAGCAGCACTTAGACCACCACCAGATAAACGAACAACTTCACCTGTCTTGAAACCGTCAGTAATAAAACTACCTACGGCACGAGTTAGAGTGTATAATCCAGCAGAAGGTGCTGAGATAGTAATAGAAGCACTAGCAGTAGTACCACCAGCAACGAAATCCTTAGCTAGAACAGCTTGGATTAGTTCAGTATAAGAACCAGGAGATAATTCGCCAGATAAAGAACCGTCAGTACTCTTAGTACCTAAACGGAAATCAGATACTTGCTGATCTGTACGAATCTCTGCACTTTGGTACGATTCACGAGTACTGTTAAAATCAGCAGAAGTTCTGCGGAGTAATTTAGCACCAGCAGCACCAGCTAATACACCGAAAGTTGTTTCTTTCTTGATAGCTACTTGCTTACTAACGCCTTTTGCTTTTGTTGCCATATTTAATTTCCTTTTATATTTTGCAAAATATGCTATTCAGGCATAGCTGCCATAATAATCCGCGAGTTATTAAGTATTAACTTTAAATAAAGTTAAATTTAAGTATTAACTTCGCAAGTTAAATCGATTAACACTGGTACAATCAGTCTGTCATTAGTAATAAATACAGAACCAATCCTAGGAGTTTCCAGTGATCTAATTAATACATTACCTTCAGTTGTACTCCAACCTTTATGGAAGGTTGTTCTCAACAGTTCAGCACGCTCAATAGCTGCTCCTGTTCCTTGACCTTTAATATCGCAAATAAAGATTTGGAATTGTAGATTTTCTCTGTGATACCCAATAGGAAAACTAGGATCATTAAGAGTATTGAACGCTAGTTGTGTACGTTGGTACATTGCGTTAACCGGGGGTGTGAACTCTAAACCTTCATGTGCTGTAGGAACTGAACCTGCTACTTGGGATAACTTACGCTCTACTGCTTTTTTAATATTTAATATTTCTGCCATGAGCGTCCTTTATTCTTCTTTTATTGCGAAGAATTTACATTCTTCTTTTTATTGTTTATAATATCTCACCAGATTGATCTTGTAAGCATTCATCACTTGGTTTATTGTTGGTCCAGTGATACCAGATGGAGCTTTCTTAGAACCAGTTCCACTTTCAAGAACAGCAATGTAAGGCCCAGTATTACCGATAGTAAATGATTGACCTAATTCATAATAACTCATTCTGGATTTAACATTACGTAATGCTTCTTCACCTGAGTATACATCTTGCTCTTGTAGTGGAGGTTGATAATCAACTTGCCAACTACCTTGTGCAAAACCCGGTTCTGGTTTTAAATAAGTACGAGAATCATATAATTTTTTATATTGTTCGTAATCACCCAACGGAGTATTGCTTATAGCTGTCAGAACAAACTCGTAAGTAAATCCACGAACCATATTCTCCATTCGTCTTACGATTTCAGCATGAGCTTTCTTTAGACTCTCCAGAGTTTTACTTACATCAGCACTGATCATAAATTAACCCTTTACAGCGATTATTCTATAAAGTGTTACCGTACTACTAGCGATGTGTTCCTGATAGCTCTGAACGCGATATACGCTGTTCTTGTAGGCTATTTCATCGTTGAGTTTAGGAGTGAATGCTAACGGAGGGTTAGCTAAGTAAAACATGATCACTTCTTTACCAACGAGAGCAGGGTAGTTATAATTGTTTACAATCATCTGTTTAGGATACATCCGTAGGGTGTAATCAACAGAAGTGTTTGTTGTACTTCCTGTTTCAACGTTATAAGCACCTGTAGTAACTGAGGAGTAAACCAAGTCTAAACCGTGACGTTGTAACGCACCTTGAGTAGCAGTAAGAAACGACATGGTTATACCTCAAATGGTTTACTAGGGAAGCTGGGAATATTTTCAGTGTAAGGATTAGTCACTGTGTTGTTATCTGAGTTAGCGTTGTTCTCTAGCATTTCAGCTTTGGAAATACCGCCGAAGTAAGCTTGAGTGTTATTTAACAGAGGATTCAAGTTAGGATTAGCTAAGTACATCTGTAGAGCTAATCTGTACTGTTCTGCTTGAGCCTTAGTTTTGATGCTGAATATATCGACAATTTCTTCTGTCGAAGTCATAGCTAAACGCATTAAAACCGCTCTGGCTGCGTCCAAGGAAGCACGAGGAATAGACTCTGCGTTTTTAGTTAAGTAATAAGTGATTGTAGTATCATCTAGAATATATAGGCCGGGAGTAACGTCCTGAATTTCGTAACGTACTTGCATTATCATTTCTGGAGTTACTGCCATTTAATTTCCTTTTATTTCTCATTTAATTCTAATCTGATATTACTATTATCTATGTGTACTTGTCTAAAAGTAAGTGCAGCTTCTAATGCCATTTCTTTAGTTTTATATTTCTTTATAGAGAACATTTTATTTATTTTTCCCAAACCTGTAGGAGAACATCTAAACAAATATCGTTTTGAATTTTCACTCCAAGTAATATATTTATAACCAGTATTGCTTTTAGTAGTTTTATTTCTACAATTTTCACTAGCAGTTACCAGTCTTAAATTTTCAATCTTATTATTTAATTTATTTCTATCAATATGGTCTACAAATAAATCAGGATCAATACTCTTATTGTGAAGAACCCACACTATTCTATGAGCCAATGAAGGTGAATTATTTATATTAACTTGGTAGTAACCTCCCACTTTTGCTGTGCGAGAACCTGCTACATTACCGTGTTTTTTCTTTACAACCCAAGATAAACAAGTAGGGGATGTTTCATCGTAAAATAAAATAGAACTAATGTAATCGTAATCATAAGTTCTAGGGGTCGAAACATGATGTAAACAATTGACAACAGTTTCGGCGTTTTCTTTTATTAGTTTAGCTTCAAGTTCAATCGCAGCTACTTTGGTCAAGTTTTGAGTGTGTATTTTAACATTGAAATTTTTACCATCTGGAAACACTTTAAACCATTTAGCAGATCGACGTAAAGTTGATTTACTTCTATTGTCGTTCCCAGCCATAGAACCTTTACCCACATACCTTATTACAGAATTTAAATCCAAATGAAGATAAACGTAAAAGCGATTGGGGTCGTGTGTTAATTTTTTCATATCTTTTCTCCCGAAATCTCCACTAAGAACTTATGGCAGGACTGGTGGATAATCAGTCTTTTCTCTCCGTCGAGATAGCCACAGTTTAATTTATCTATTATACAGCAAAGAACTCCTTTTGAGAATTCTTTGGAATATAAAGCCTCAGTTAAGAGGTTAATATTTTAGTTAGAACTTGTACCTTTTACAACTAACTGAGGGCGACGAATAACGTGAGTAACATTAAACTCACCATCAATATCAATACCAAGGCCTTTAGGGTCACGATATGTCCAGAGATATCCACGCTCGGCAGTCGTGTTAATAAAATCTAATCTATTAGCCGGACCAAAATAAGACATAAATGTGTCAGTAGTACCAGTGGGAACGAACACAACTTCACCAGCAGGGATCAGAGCTTGACCAGCCAATACTGTACGAACTTCAATGAAGCGAATACCTGCGTAGGTAAACTCACGGTATAAACCGTTGTTACCCCCGGCACGATTACGCTGAATCATCTGACCTTCAGTAGCACTAAAGTACTGATAAGCAGTTTGAATCTTAGCATGAGCAATTAGTTTAGCGAACCAAGTTGGTGAACAGTAAGCAACAACACCAGTGATAACGTCACCTGTATTAGCGTTATCTTGCATGTGGGCGATAACCTCTTCAACCTTAGCTACAACGTCAGTACCAACCGTACCTAGAACGAAGTCAACTGACTTTTGGGTGATACCAAAATCTGTTGCTAAATTACCAACGATAGTACCATTTGGAGCGTACAGGTTCAAGGTAGTTAGTGTACTAAAACGTCCAACTTCCATAGTGATATCCATGTTGCGACGGATACGTTCCATTTTACGAGCTAGAACAGCGGCTTCAGTTTCAGCCATATCGGTAGAACCATAAGCGCGTTTACCTTGGATATCTTCAGGCTTGATTGCATCAACAACAGGCCAATGAGCAATAGGGTAAGAACGAATCTTACGGTTGTCATCCTTGTTAGCTTGTGGTTTAGCACCACGGAATTGGTCACCGATTAGACCAAGGGTTTTAGATTGTTCTTCAAATGTAACAGTATTGGTGCTTAGGAATTCTTCAGAGAATAAACCTGAATCATTCAATAGCGTCCATGAGTTTGGGATTAGTTGTAGTTCTTGTGTTACGTCTACTACTTCAAACGCATTGGTATAAGAGCGAATAGTTGCCATTTTATATTTTCCTTGTTATTTTATGTTAGATTAAGCAGACTTATCTAGAACTTGAATTCCCTTGGCTTCAAATGCAGCATAGATAGCAGCCTTTTCAGCGTCGAGATTATGTGATGCATCTAGAACTAAAGCACCTGCGCTAACACTAGCTGGTCCACGAGTCATTACGACTAATTTAGTATCAGTGGAAGCAGCAATTGTCTTGTCTTCTAGTACAATAGCAGCAGCGGTTTGTGAACCATCT